GATTTTTTGGAAAATTTGTGTTGCCTCTGTCGTTCCTGCCACGAAAAATGTCATTCCGATAAAAATTATAATATTCAAGTAAGAGTAAACACATTGCGATTAATTGCAGATCATCTGGAAGGACAAATATAATGTTTCAAAGAATTGATCCAAGTAAATTAGCAGAAGAAATGAGAATTGCCATTGTTGAATATAAAAAAACACAAAGAGTTTTTGAAGAAATTGTAAGATTAAAAAAAGAAAAAGAAGATACTATGTATTTACATTATAGATTTTTTTCTAATGAGAAATGTTCTATTAAGGATGCAGAATCTAAAGCAAATGTTTCAGATGAAGTAAAAGAAGTTGTATCACATTTAAAAAAAGCTCAAGAGCTGCGAGATGATTGTTGGGCAACATTAAGATCCTTAGAAATTAAAATAGAGTTAATTAAAGATGCTAATGCAACAGCTAGGACAGAAATTAAACTTGGAGGATTTCAAACATGATAGAATTAACTTTTGCTAAAGATTTAGAAGCAGGAAAATCTGTTGAAAATATTGTATTAAATATGATTAAAAAAAAATATCCATGTTCAGTTTTAATTGATGGTTATTTTCCAGATTATGATATTTGGATTCCAGAACTTCATAAAAGCATAGAGGTTAAATCAGATCAGAAAAGCCAACACACAGGAAATATATTAATTGAGGTAGAAATGTTTAATAAACCATCAGCTCTATTTCATACCAAAGCTGATTATTGGGTTGTGTTTGATGGATCTGATTTCTTATGGACTACTCCTAAAAAAATATTTGAATGTATAATATTTAATAAATTACAATTTGCAGAATTTATTGGTAAAGGAGATTCAGTATCTAAAAAAGCATTTTTGATTAAGAAAGAATTATTAAGTCAATATTTAATAAACAAAGGAAAATTTTATGAATAAAAAAAATTGTAAAAATAGTTTTAATATTGAAGTTATTTTTGATGAAGATTGCATGGAGGTTATTGAACTTAAATATTCTTTAGGATTTAACGAATTAAATTATTTAGCACAGGCAGATCTTCTAAAAGATATTGTAAAACTTACAGATACAGATAGAGAAAAATCATTTGATAAATACACTAACTCTTTAAGGAAAATTTTATGAGTAAAGAAATTGTAGAAATAAAACAAATAGATGAGGGTGGAGAAAATCCTAAAACAAAGTTATTTGAAAAGCCATTGTGGAAATTAACTTTTGATGATTATACCACCAGGATTTTAGGTAAACCAAAAATAGAGGAATATTTAAGTAAAGCCTATGAGAATACAGTTCATCATTTTACAAGAAGAACATCTCTTTTAAAAGATGAAAGAAAGATTGTTCAATGGTCTGTTGTTTTTTGTGATTACACCGATCATTTATTAAGCAGCTCTGAACTTTGCAAAAAATTAGCACTTGGTCATCAAAGAAAAGATGAAGAAAAATATCACGAGTTAGAAGAAGCACTTGCTAAAAAAAATATCTATCCAAGAAATGAAGTTTTATTCCATCCACCAAAGAAAGATCCTTACCCACACTTAACTCAAGAACGAGATGAGTTAGATAGATTAAGAAAAAAAGCTATTGAAGATGATGTAAGACAAGAAGTATTGAATGAAGAATTTAAAAAATCAGAAGAGGAAAACCAATGATATCAGAAAAAAAATTATTTGATCCAGTATATTATCAAAAAGATTTAGCTAAAATGTTTAAAATTTCAACAAGAACTTTACAAGCAAGACTCAATGAATTGCTTGTTAAAAATCCTACCAAATCTTGTTTGACTAGGTCTATGGGTAAGAAGCAATACTTTTTTTATAGTGATGTTGAAGAAATAATACAGATGACAACTGCTCAAAAATGAAAAAAAGATGGTCTAATAAAAGTATAAAGAAAATAAAAATATTATGTAAAACTAAAACAGCTAGAGAGATTGGCATCATATTTAATAAATCTAAAAATTCTATATTAGGTATTCTTTATAGGGATAAGGTTGAGAAAGGATATAAGCCACCATTAAATTCTAAATTTGCTATTAAAAAACCAAACTATCCAAGTCATTTATTTAATAAATAAAATAAAAATATATCATTAATGGCTGTTTTCTAGGGTAAAATAGTTGTTGTTATTGTTTGCAATAAGTTGTAAAATATTGCAATAATGAGAAATAACAATAAAAAATGGGAGAATAATATGAATTATAAATATCATTTTAGTTCTGATACTTGGATGAGAGACTTTGAAGAAAACATTGTTTCTACTTGGCTTAATGAACTTAAAACAAATGGTAAAATGTTAATTGATGATGTTTTTTTTAATAAAGATAAAAAATATTATTTAATATTAAAAAACTTTAAAAAACAAATAGGTGTGGTGGCTCAATAATGAGCCATCTAAATATTATCTACTATCCAGTCTTTTAGTTCTGATCTGGATAGTAGTTCTGTAATAAAATTAGCATTAGAATTTACAATAGTTTCCTCCTCTTTATCTTTGAGAAGATATTGAAAGTAACATAGGTGTAAAAATTCATGAATAACCAGATTGACTGCATTCATTCCTCCTTGCTCTATGATACTTTTGTCTAGGAATATTTTATAAGGTGGTCTTGGAACAAAAACTCCTTGAGCCTCACCCACCTCATAACTAACTTCGTGTGGAATAGTAACCAACTCAACTTCAAAAGAACTCATTATTACTTTCTTAGGAAGTTGTATTTTTTTCAATTAAGTTCCTATTTTTTTTTGTGCTGTTTTATGAGATGCTGTAAAAGTTTTTCCTTTCATCATTAAATTTTTCATTAAAGTCATATGCTTTGTTGAATGATGTCTGGAATGTCTTTTCAAAGTATCTTTTTGTCTTTGAGTAAGTTTAATCATTTAGTATCTAGGTGGTTTTGGTTTTTTTTTATCCATTATATTGCACCAATTATTATAATTACAACTAAAGCAACAATACCAGCTTTAACCCAGTCTTTAAGTTTCCAGTCTGACCATTCTTTTAAATGATCCCATAATCCTTTTATTAAATTCATAGTTTCTCCTATTTTTTTTCTTTTTTAAATTTACGACCTACTACAAACACGATAGAATTTAAAATCGTGTTCAAAGTTACCATGCCTAAAATCCACCATTGCCAAAATTCTACATTCATTAAGTATCTCGTTGAACATTTTTAATTTTTTCCACAGTTCTCAAAGTTGCCATTCCGAGTGTAGCAAGTGTAAGCTCCATCATAATTTCAGTTGGAATATCTATTTTATCCATCTCTGGTAAAAAAAATTCTATTGTGGGAGCTGCTAAAAAAGCATAAGCTAATCCGATACCACATACCCATTGAATAAATGGTCTTGCTCCTGAAACAAATAATGATTTAGATTTTGCTTGAGCAATATTAATATCAATTTGTTTTTCTTTTAATTTGGCTTCAATTTTTTCTAAAGTTAATTCTGCTTGTCTTTTTTCTTCTGGACTATCATAAAGTTCGTCAATTACTTTTAACCCTGTTTCTAAAAGACCTCCACCTTTACCACCAAGAATACCTGTTAATAAACCTAACATAAATTACCACCAACTTGCTGATAATAAATATATAAATTGCAAAATTCTATCGTAACTAATGCTGTTAATAGTATTGTAATAATTATTTTCATATTATTGCCTCCAATGTTGCACATAATGAAGAAACTCTGTTAAATGCCTGTTTTTTGTACCACAGAGAGTCTTTTAGTTCTTCTGAAGCATCAGTCCACCGACCTGCGTTAAGATGCTCTATGGTGCGTTTAAACAAGGAAAATCCCTTAGCTCCAAGAACAAAACAACATTCAATCACAACTTCCTGTGCTTTAGGGTGTAAGTTATCAAAATCAGTAATTCTTCCTGCTCCATCCAAAGCTCTCTTAAAATCGTATTCAAAAACTCTATTTAATTCTGCTATGGAGTATCTTTTATCTTCTTTAAATTTATCTGTTGCAGTTACGAGATGTCCATAACCAATAGTTTTTTTACCAAGTGAGTCTAAATAAATTTTATCTCTATAGCCTTCATGTTCTTTTATTCGTTCTTTAAGTTCTTTAAAGTCCATCTTGTTTTATCCTTGCGAATTATATGTAATGCTTTTTCTAAATAGATCATGGCATCGCCAAGCTCTTCTTGTGTATCTATAATTGTTTCTTCTAAAGTTTTATTTGCTTCATCCATTGTATTACCAAACTTAATAGTTCCTGCTTCGGATCTATCAGCTATTCTCTGGCATACACTATTAGCAATAGGATCTTTTATCTTCATATCGCACCAGTCCATTCTCCTCTGTCATTAAGAGGCATTGCGTAAATAACTGGCTGATTATTTATTATTGCTCCTACACTAATTATTGGTCTTTTGATAAAGTTTTTTGCATATTTAAATGCTTCATGTTTTGGATTAATAGAACTACCTACACACATAGCAAAATTTAAAGCTAAGGGAGAAGATATGAGAGTTAATTGGCTTAAAGTATGTTGATGTCCACTTACATAGCTCATGCCTAATTCTTTAGCACTAGCAATAACATTAGATTTAAAATGATGTGTAAAAAAAACTTTTGTTTTATTAGGTAAATCTA